ATTATTGGGGATACAGGTGACACTGACGGGTACGCAAGCCTAAGCACGTCCGACATCGGTAGTACTGACCGAATAATATCAGATGGCGCGGCCTATGGCGGGTTGGTGTTATCGTCAGACAGTCAGCCAATAGCAACGGTTACAGGAAGCCCAACAGCGGGAGCGGCTACAATTGTAATTACAACAAGGGCAGTATAATCTTATAAGGTGGGGATATATGGAAGGGGGAGTAAGGTATGTTAATCAGATCGCGCCTAGTGGCGAATATGAATACAGGTGGCAGGGTAGAGGTAAGCGAGATCATTTTAAAACTATTCAACAGAGGATAAGTTTTCCTAAAAAGATGTCGATTGTACCTAGTGAGATTTTATTAACTAATGTCGAGGTTTTAAACTGTTCAAATTTGAAAGTCGTAAAAATCACTAGCCGGGGTTTTACATTTTCAGTGACAGGAATCAAGGCGACTTTTAACAAAGTTGCATTCGAATGGGAAGCGAAATAATGAACTACCTAACACCAAAAACAAACAACTTTGCAAACACTGGTGAAGCGTGGGAATTGGTGCCACCCTTTGGCACTCGATACGAATTGCAAGGCGTAACCATGACATTTGATAAGAGAATCAAAAAAGAATTTGATTTTTTTATTAGGTTTTATGATTCATCGTCGAACGTGATTTATGAGAAAATCTACACACGTTTACTTGATTGGTTGATTGGGTGTTGAACGCGACAGAGCATACCGAGATAAAAGGCTTACTTGATCAGGATCTACATCAAATATACATGAACTTTTCAGCTAAACAGATATTAAGTGCTGACACTGTAGCAAAAATGGAAGTCGGGCCGGTTGACGGTCAAAGGCTTACCGCTGAAGATGGCACCGACATTGTAGCGGCAATGGGTGAATATATTATAAACGCGGAAAAGGTAAATGACGTTTAACCCCGCTGAAGATTATTGCGGCTGTCAAAGCGCACCGCTATGGTTTCGCAAATGCGTACCTGATAAGGTGTTTGGTGTGTGTTTGAAAGAAATTTGCTATAATCACGATCAAGAATGGAAGTCAGGTGACAAAGCTGAGGCTGATAGAGATTTTAGAAACCGAATTAGACTTATTTTTAAAACAAAAAAACCAGGATTCAAGGGGATTTGGCAAGGTAGGTTTGTTGCTTGCTGGTACTTTTTGGGCGTTAGGTTTGGGGGCGTTAGGTTTGGAAGTATGTTTTATGATTAAGGAGATTTGTAAATGATTAAGGTACAGGTTTTAGGTTATAACGGAGCTAGTTTTCACAGGTTGATAGGCTTTACTGAATCCGAGTTAGAAACAGCGGCAGCTGTTTACGGATTAACTAAAAAACAGAACGACGGCACTATGCCCTATTACGCTATGGCGGCATCACAAGCACCCACAGCAGAAGCTGATGGTATTACCGAGGCCACCAATAGCGAAGTAGACGAAATTAGAGATCACTATTAATTAGGCGATGGCATGACAAAAGTCACTGAAATAAATAAACAAGAGCGCGAATTTAAGCTATTTGAATTTGAAGTTCAAGACGTTAAGCAAGAAGAGCGCAACGGGCAAAAAATCGGTATCGTTAAAGGTTTAGGTTCAACGTTTGATTTAGATCGTGGCAATGATATCGTTATGCCGGGCGCTTTTGTTGATACCATCGCGAGGCACAAACAAAACAACCGACCTGTGAGAATGTTATTTTCTCATTTTTCTCAAAACTTAATTGGCGGCTTTCCTATTTCTAAAGTTATGGAAACAGAGCGCGGCCTTGAAGTTGAAGGTGAAATTAATTTATTGAAGGGTCACATGGGTGAATGGGTTTATTCACTTGCACAACAGGGCGTTTTAAGTGACTTTTCAATTGGATTTAAAACGTTAGATGATGAATGGAAAGATGGCGTTAGGTTAATTAAAAAGCTAGAGCTTTATGAGATATCGCTAGTATCTGAACCGATGAATGAAAACGCACGCGTAACTTCAGTTAAAGATTTAAGCGGTGAAAATAGAGATATCCTTACTCAAAGCATTAAAGAATATTGTCACAAAATTGGCTTAAAAGATTTTGATCAATCTAAACCGCTGTTAACATTAGAAGACGTTAACGAAATTGAAACGATCAGAGATTTTGAAAAGAGCTTGCATAAAGCGGGCTATTCTCAAAAAGCCGCCGCTCACATGGCGCACATAGCAAAATCTAATCAGTGGGATACTGGCAAAGGTTTAACCCGGCGTGATGCTGGAAGCAAACAATTGTTAAATGAACTTGAGGAGTTGAAAAATTCTTTTAAGTAACCCTAACCCACTGAAAAGGTAATTATCATGGATTATGTAAATCAGTCCGATTGGAAGGAAGCGAACGACGCTATTCTAACCTCGGTAAAAGATATTAGAAGTTTAGTTGAATCTCAAAAAGACGACGGTTCTAGCAAAAAAGAACTTGATTCAAAAATTGAGGCCATTCAAGAAAGCGTTAAATCTGCTGAAAGCAAAAGTGAAGCGTTTACTCTTCAATATGAAGAAGAGAAAAAAGCAGCAAAGGCGCAAGAAGATCGCATTAATGATCTTGAAGCGAAACTTGCACGCCCTAGCGTAGCCGATGAAGAAAAGCACAACCACAAACATCAGTTAGAAGCGATGAACAACATTATGCGTAATGGCAATGTTCAAGACGTTAAAACTGAATCTGATTATAAAGATCTTTTGAAAGAGCTTGTCGAGAAAAAATATCTGCGTACAGATGTTAATCCTGACGGTGGTTATTTAGTTGTGCCTGAATATGTCAACGAGATTATTAAAGATATCGTTGAAATTTCACCGGTTCGATCTGTTGCGCGTATTATGCAAACCAGCCGTAATAGTGTTCAGATTCCTAAGCGCGTTGCACTTGTGCAAGGTGGCTGGAATGGTGAAGGCATCCAGGCTAAACAAGGTCAAAGCGTTTACGGTAATGAAGAAATTCCGTTAAACAAATTATCTGTTTATACTATTGTAACCAATGAGTTGTTGAATGATTCAGAATTTAACGTTGCTCAAGAAGTTCAATCAGATGTCACTGAAGACTTTGCGAAGCTGGAAGGTAAAGGTTTTATCGATGGCGTAGCTGCTAACAGTCAACCTGAAGGTATGTTGTCCGATCCATCTATCCAGAAAATTGAAACGGAAAATACCGGAGCGCTTGACCTTGATACGTTTATTAAAACTCAAGGCGAGTTGAAATCTGGTTATAACGCTTCATGGATGATGAACCGTCGCACTATTGCACAGGTTAGAATGCTTAAAGATAACGATGGTCAATACCTTTGGAATCCTGACAGCATCGTAGGCCAACCGCTAACGCTGTTAGGTGATACTGTTATCTCAGCTATCGATGTTCCTGATGTTGCCGCTGGCAGTTTGTCAGTAATCTACGGTGATTACTTCCAGGGTTATCTGATTGTTGATCGTACCACTATGACAATGGTTAGAGATAATTTAACCTTGGCTGATTACGACCAAACTAAATTTGTTTTTCATCGTCGCGTTGGTGGTCATGTTCGACAGCCTGAAGCTTTGAAAATCATTGAAGTTAAATCATAGGAGAATTAATCATGGCTACTCGTGACGAACACAGCACCAAAACTATCGTTGATGCAAATACAGCGGCTATCACTAGTGATACCACCACTGTAGGCGCTGTCATTGATACACAACGTTATGAAAGTTTAGAGTTTGTCGGTTATGCAAGCATTACCGATGGCACTTATACTTTTGCAATGGAAGAAAGCAAAGACAACGTAACTTACACCGCTGTCGGTTCTGATTTTGTATTGTATACCGGACGTAAAGCATCACCTACTGATGACTTACCTACGTTAGTCAATGCAACCGATAACGATACGTGGTTTCGATTTGGTTATGTTGGAAAAGATCGCTACGTTCGATTGAGCGTTGTATCTGCTTCTACTACTAGCGGCGCTACTTTGAATATCTGCGCTGTTTTAGA